CAGCTTTGCATCGATTGCCTTAGCCAGCCCCTTCACGGCGGCGTAGATCTCCGGGAGATCCTCCTTTAGGACGTCGTCCTCGTAGCGGTAGGTCGATTCGATGGTGGTGCTGCAGATAAAGGTCGATCCCATGGAGACGGTTTTGTCCCAAAACTAAGGGCTTTCTATGGGCTTGCCGGCGGGAACTCCAGCAACACCGTACTATCCTCGATCGCCTTCATCGCGTGCACCTCGTAGGGGTTGAAGCGGTATTGCTGCATGAACCCGTACTGAGCCCGATTCACTTCGACCAGACCGACGACGGTGGTACCCCGTTCCGGACAGTCGTGGTCGTGAAAGCCCAGCACGGAGCCCGCCGGGATGACGAGTAGCAGAATGATCTGGTTAGGGTCCTCGGTGGGAATACGGTAGGTAGTGGTGCCCTCGACGTAGTAGGGACTACCGGCCGCGATCAAAGCGATGTCCCGACGCAGGATGGTGCCCCCGGCCGCAAGCTGGGCGCTAATGCCGTTCAACCGCGCTTCCATCCTCTCCAGCTCGAGTAGTGCTTCCTGGTGAGTCATGGCAGCTGGTTTCGCAGTTCTTCGTTCTCCTCTTGGAGCATGGCGATCGTCGTATCCCGGCGCTTCAGTTCGTCCTTCAGGGAGCGATTGACCAGCTCCTGATCGAAGTTCTTTAGGCGCAGTTCCTGAATCTGCCGTTCGTGTTGCTCGATGCGGTCGTTCATGGCTTTTAGCTTTGCCTGTAGTACGTCATCGATGGCCACGATCGCGTTCACGCTTTCGAGCTTGGTGCGCGCCCTGAGCGTCTTCAGCTTCAGGCGGGGGGCAATCAGCCAGATGCCACTTGTACCGATCGCTGAAGCGATCACGGTGATTACCGGCCAGTAGGTAGTCAGAAAATTCACAGACCATGCTTTTCGACGTGGAGGACGGTGGCGATAATGGCCTCGATCACCTTCTCCTGAAAGACAGGATCGCGGAGCTTAGCCACCTCGACCAGGTTGGTGAAAAAGCCGATCTCGAGGAGGACCGTTACCGGGATGGTTTTACGGGTGATGTACATGGCGGGACTATCCTTAATGCCCCGATCCTTCAGCCCGAGGGCGGCCACCAGGTGGCGCTGGAAAAGCTCCGCCAGCTTTTTTCCTCGCACACTACCGGGACAGTAGAAAGTCTCGGTACCACTGGGGCTGGTGAACTGAAGCGGGGCGTCAGCGGGAGACCATGCGTTGGCGTGCACACTTACCGCCAGCTTGGGCAACTGCGACTGCCGCTGGTTGATGCGCCGAACGCGCTGTCGCAGGAAGCTAGCCACATCATCCTCCGGAACGACGTTCCAGGCCGAGACGCCGAGCGCTTGCAAGCGGGCCACGACTGGCCGAACGATCATTCGATTCCACTCCCATTCGAAGAAGATGGTACCATCGGACAGTACGGGGCTGTGCTTACCGCCCTCCAGGCGGCCGTGACCATTATCGAAGGCCCAGTCGTAGCGCTGCTTATGCCGACGGCGGCGGCCCTTGCGTAGTTGGTGGGCGATCGCCCCGGCCACTACGGGCGTCAGGTAGGGTAGCCACTCGTCGAGGCCGGCCAGTAGATCGTAAGTCATGAGAGGTCATGGATTGAAACGTACGGTAAAGCCGGGCTCGCTATTGTTGCCGCCGGCCTCTCTCCAGGGCTGATAGTCATTTACCACTACTTCCTCGCGGTAGCGGACGCGGTAGGTGATCCGGTAGACGCGCAGGTCGCTGCGGCGCTCGGTCTGCTGACGCACCCGGACCAGGTCCTGAAAGCTGTCGCCGGCCAGCTGGTGCAGGGTGCGGTTCACCGTCTGCAGTAACTGCAGGTGAGCCAGGCCTTCGCCTCGGCGATCGGGGGCCTGCCCCTCGAAGGTGTGGGTGGGGTCGAACACCTGGTAAGCAAGACGCACCTCCACCAGGGCGGGGGCCTCCTGCACTCTATCGCTGACGTGCTCGAAGGTGGCGTCCGGAAAACTGATCAGGGCGCAGGGGAAGGCCAGGGGCGGCAGTGGTTTGACGTCCAGCTGGCCCATATCGTAGTCGACCATCAACAAGCCATCAGCGGCGATTAAACGGTCGCTTAGGCGTTCAAATAGCTCGGTCATGGCTTACGGAATTTACGGTCCAGGAGGAGGCGGGCCTTGCGCTCGATGCGCTGTTCCAGTTCGTGGCTCTTGCCGACGAACTGCCGCTTGGGCATATCGAAGCCCTTGCCCCGGCCGGCGCGGCCGCCCTCGTTGTGTACACCCATGTAGGTGCTGGGAAAGATGAAGTCGACCTGGTTGCCGGAGACCCGGCCCTTGGTCGCTGCCTTCTTCAGGGCGGTAGTCTTCACCAGAAGTGCCCGCCGCTTGGTCTCCTTCTTGCTGGGCTTACGGGCCGGCCACTTCTGCAGGCTGCGATCGGTGAAGCCTTCGTTCTGAAAATTATCCTCGTGAAAGGCTTCGGCCTCAACGGATATAACGTCCTGGGTAATCTCTACCTCAAGGGTAGAGGTCAGCTGCTCCAGGTTGCGGAAAAAGTCACTGGCGCTCATGAGGTCGAGATTTGCACCAGGACGGCATCGATGAATTCAAACAGGTAGGTCACGCCCAGGAAGTCGAAGCGGTAGACGCCGTCCCCCACCGGAAGCAGCTGGGGGATGACCACGTCCAGGGCCGGTAGCAGGTCACTGGCTACGGCGGGCGAGGCCACACTGGTCCGGGGCAGCTTAGCGGCCAGGTCGGTAAGGCGGTCCGCAGTAATGCGGCCCGGACGGGCGGTGTCCGGTAGATCGAAGGAGCGGCCTACGTAGCGCTCGATGGCCAGGTTCGTGTTCACCTTGCTTACCGCACGGTAGCGGCTCACCTCCCCGTTGCGTCGAAGCTCCAGGGCCCGGCTTTCCGTGACATAGTAGTAGGGATGGTCGTCACTGAAGAGCGTCCCGGTCTTCCCTGGGTTATGGGTAAATCCTCGCGTTGGCTCGAATTCCGGTTCCAGTCCGTTCGGCTCGGCATCCGTCTGGGTTGTACCGCAGCGGCAGTTGTATCCGTTGGGGGGCATGCGGGTGTCCCAGATGGGATGATCGATGGGATAGATCGCACCGTCCCATAGCAGATGCTGCGGCCGCGTCAGTTCGTCCCGGATGGCGTTGTAGCGCAAGTTGGGGTAGAGGTAGGCGCGACGCTGGTAGACATCCCAGTTCTCCGCGCTACTGGCCGCCACCATGGCACTACGGGCCTCGGTACGTAGCCAAGACTGGTTCTGTAGACTCAGGTAAGCCCGACTCTCCCGCATGAAGTCTTTCAGGGGGAGCCCACGCAGCTTACGCAGCTCGGCCGCCAGGGTGTGGTGTTTAGCGGCCGAGAAGCGGGACGCGCTCTGTCGCAGGCCCTCGAACATGCGCAAGTCCGCCTCCGACCGGGGCGAATGGAATTTACGTCCCCAGCCCAGTTCGGCCTGCTCGATGATCTGATCGTAGTAGCTGCGGTATATGCCGTCGTGGATACGGGCACCGCCTAGCTTGCCGGCGTGTAGCTCACGCAGAAAGCTATCCTCCACGCCGCCGGCAACCCCCAGAAAGCGGTTGGGGATGGAGTCGGTAAGCTCAGCCACATCATTGCAACAGGAAGACCCGTAGAGGGCTAGTAAGTCAGCGTGACGGGTCCGGGCGCGGCTATTGGTCCTTCTCATCGGCTGGCTTCTTTGGATCGTCCTGGTCCTCGTCCTCTTCGGCTTCCTCCTCGATGAACTGGCCAACCGGGGGATCGTCGGCGGTGGGCTTCGGCACGTCGTAGAAATTGTAGAAGTGGCTCTGGGCGATGGGGATGATGCTGGATAGCTTCAGGTCAACGTCGATGCGCTGGGCCATCGAGAGGTGCTCCCGATCGGGAATGGAGAATTCACCGCCGCCGGCCGGGTAGCCGAGCATAACCAGGTAATCGACCAGGCGCTCGTTCAGGTACTGCAGGACGTAGGAACGATCGTCCAGCTTGAGCTCGTCCTTCGTCTTTTGGTGGACGTTGGCCTGGGCGTAACCCGAGTTCTTCGCCTCGGTGGTAGTCATGGTCTGGCCGCCGATGCTGATCTGGATCTCCCGGTTACAGGCATCGATCAGCTGCCGGAAGACTTCGCCGCCGTTGCCGTTCGGGTTGCCGTGGATGGTCTCGATGTGTGCATCGGTGGGAGCAACCACGTAGCCGGCCGCCCCGGCGTTAGCGAGCTGCTCTTCCAGGCTCACCCGGGTCGCCTCGGTATCGAATTTCCCCCAGCGGAAGGGCATGCCGAAGACCTCGGCGAATTCAGCCCAATCACCGAAACCACCGGTCTTATAGATGGCATACTGGCAGGCTTCCAGAATGTCACCCAGGTCCTCATGGTGGCCGGCCTCCAGGGTGGTCAGGGAGAAGGGGCTTTCGCGGAAGGGGAAGCCGGCGGTATCGGCGCGGTTCTTCAGTACGATCCCGTGACGGGGCCGCACGTAACGGCGGTCGATCTCAGCTGACCAGCCGCCGCGATCCTTGGCCCCCCGGGCCGGCCAGCTCATTTCGATCAGGGCGTGGCCGTAGAAGCGGCTGTTCATGATCCCCTGCAGCAGATCGCGGAAGTAAGACTTATTGAGCAGCGCCTTTATCTCCGGTACCGGCTCTCCGTCGACGCGAAATGAGAATGCGCAGTTCGTGATCGACTGGGTGCGCTTTGCGACTTCGCGCTTCAGCACGCCGTCCAGCATGCACTCCGCGTAGAGCTCGTAAAGGCGGTAACGGTCCTGGTTGGGACCGTCGGCCAATTCCATGGCCTTCTTCCACTTACGGATGTCAGCGCTCTCCCGCGTATAGGGACGCACGTCGACGTTATTGATAATGACCGAGCCCTTGTATTTGCCCTGCGCCCGCCCCGCGAACGGCGAACGCAGCCAGTCGTACAGGTCGCGGCGAAAGGAGCTAGCGTGTGACATTGGAGCGGGTTGGCCCTGAAAGTCGCTTAGGCGGCGAGTTAAAGGGTAGTTAAACGGTGTTTCGGCCTATCGGTAGTTGTTCCGTTTGGGACGGGAGCCGAAATGAATCTTTTTCTCCGCGGTGATGGCGCGCCGCGGCAGCTCGGTGTAGAGCTCACTTTTCTGCACCGCCCGCAGCCACTTCATGGCCCGGTCGTAGCGGGCCGTACGGTCCTCGATGTAGTTGCCGGCCTGGGAGCGAGCCACCAGGTGGTAGATGGCGATGTCGGCGATCGCCTGTACGAGCAGCTGTAGGCGGGGCTGGGGCGACTGCCAGGCGAATATGGCGTCCACGTTGTACTCGTCGGCCAGGTAGGTGCGCGCCGTACTCTCGCCCACGGCAATGCAGGCGGTGACGATCGAATCATCCCCCTGCGTGATGGACACGAGGTGCTCTTCCTGGATGGAGTTGAGCAGATCTTGTTTTTCGATGTAGGCCATAGCTTAGCGGCGGTATTTGCGGCGGCGGTACTTGCCACCGGTAATCTTACGGGTCTGGCTCTTACGCTGGCAGAGCCACACACCTCCCTCGGTGGCGTCCGGTCCGTCGTCGTGGGCGTTGAGCTTGGGGTTGATGGCCAGGAACTGATCCTTCAGGGTCATCATGTGGGGGTTTTGCTTTTCGGCGACGTTGAAGACGAGCTGACCGGATGAATTCAGGGGCTCAAGGGTCGACTCGATGCGGAAGAATTTCTCCGGCTTGGACCGGTTGTCGGGCTGGATCGAGATGTGGCCCCGCGTCTTGATCATCTCGTTGGTCAGCCGCAGGAATGTGTCCTCGTAGAAACTGGCCTGCAGACCACCGGCCTCGACGTACATGTACAGCGCGGTCTTTTCCCCCACCAGGTCGCGAATGGTGTAGTACCAGCCGATCATCTTGGAGACCGTGGTCTGGTCGCAAAAGGCGTGGATGACGTAGAATTTGCCCTGCAGGTAGCCGATCAGTACGACGGCCTTGTAATCGCTCTTCTTTGAGTCGCGGTGAGAGGGATCCCCGTAGGCAATCAGGAACTCAAACTTGGTGAGCGGCGGTACCTCGTCCCAGTAGAGTGTTTCGAAGACGGTGCCCTCGACGATGGGATTGTTAAAGTACTCCTTCTGCCGGCTGCGGTAGGACATCTTGCTCAGGATGTCGTCGATGTCCTTTTCGGAGTTCTTCTCCGGCCAGCTGGAGCGGCCCTTGCGATCGCGGATGTTGATCACCTCGTAGTAGTCCGCCATCTCGACGGCCTCCTTCATGATGCAGACTGGGGCGATGTAGTTGCCGCAGAAAATGATGCGGTAGTTGCCCGATACGTCCACAGTGGGGATCAATGCCTGCTCCACCCAGTCCCAGCGCTCACGTACCAGGGCTGGGTTGCGGCAAAGCTTGTCATGGTCGAGATCGTCGATCAGCAGGCAGTCCGGCCGGGCGTGCTCATTCTTCGTTCCCCGCGGACTCTGGCCACCGCCGATCGCCCGAAAGCTGACGCCGGTCTTGGTGACGAAGTTGCCTGTCTCCCAGCCGCGGTAGCCCTTCTGCGTGCCGTAATCGTTGATCAGTCGCTGGTTTGCCTCCAGGTTGATCATGTAGGGCATAAGCAGGTCGATGGCGTTGCTCTCGCTGTGGGAGGTCAGCAGGATGTTGCGGATCTCCTTTTTGGCCAGAGCCAGGTAGAGCACCTCCAGCATGGTGCGGGTGCTCTTGGCCATGCCCCGCGACCAGACGCGGGCCTCGTACCACCGCTTGTTGGCGACGATGCGCTTGGTGGCCCTCCGGTGAAAGGGGGCCGGTGGCGCTGAGGCGTAGTGTGGGAAGTGATACGCAAACCAGGCTTCGGGGTCGGCCTCCAGGCGGGCGATGCGCCGGACCTTCTCCCCGGCGGTTTCCTGGGGCAGCGGCGTTTCACGCTCGACGTTAGCCCGGAACTCGTCCCAGCTGATCAGTGCCTGGCGGGAGGTCATACTCATCTACAGCCGGCTCTTAATGAAGGCATCCTGGTATTCCAGGATCATCTGGGCGTGGGCCAGGTCAGCCGAGGCGATGAATTCACTGAACTGCATCTGCACCGTGACGATCTCGGCTACCGATACCTCCGTTTCGAGCTTGGCGATCGAGGTGGTGAGCTTGGCGTAGATGTCCCCCTCCTTGGAATTGGCGTAGCGCTGGCCCGGTTCTTTCTTCCGGATGGCCTGCGATAGCTCGTCGACCTGGTCGTACAAAAAAGCCAGTTGCTGCTGGCGCGTCACCAGCAGACTTTTGCGCAGTTTATCCCAACCGCCCTCTTTTTTCCACTTAGTTATGGTTGCCGGGCGAACACCAACCTTTTCGGCGAGTTCAGTTTGGTTAGAGACCCCGCCGCGAACGAAGAGCATCTCTGCCAGGGCCTTCTTCTGCTTGTTGGTCATGCGGCCAAAGTAAGCGCACGCCTCCCCCGATTTTCCCGCTTCGCCCCCACCGTAGGCTAGTCTCCCCCTAGCGTAGGGCCGCCCCCCCCTAGTCTGGGCCGACTATTTAGGAGAAGCGCCGCCGGGCTGCTACAATTGCGGCCAATCAAGTCAGCGGCTCTTGCCCAAACACACATTTCTCATCTCGGACGAAAGCGTAAACCATCACGGTTTCCGCATCCTGACGGACGGGATCGATCTGTCGTACTTCCTGGCTAACCCCGTCCTGCTCTACAACCACCACCGCTCCAATACGGACGTGACCGTCTACGGTCGCTGGGAGGGAATGGAGAAAAAGGACGGCAAGCTCAGCGGCGATCCTGTATTCGACCTGTCGGATAAAATGGGGAAGAAGCTGGCCAGTAAGGTCAAGGGTGGCTTTCTGCACGCGGTCAGTCTGAACGTACGCATCCTGGAAGCCAGCGATGCGCCCGAGCACAAGCTGCCCGGTCAGCGCGGGCCCACCATCGTGCGCTCCCAGTTGCGGGAGGTGTCCATGACCGACATCCCCGGCAACGGCAATTCCGTGCGCCTCTTCGACGCGGACGACAACGAGATCGACGTCGTCAAGCTCTCCGACTTCACCACCAACGCAAGCTTCAAATCGCAAACAGCTCCCAAAATGGACGAACTGCAGTACCTGGGTATGACCCTCGGCCTATCCGACGATAAGCCTAACCTTTCCGCCGTCAACGGTGCCATCCGCAAGCTCATGGATAAGGCCGCCCGGGTGGACGTCCTCGAAGCCCAGCTTAAGGACTACCAGAAAAAGGAGGAAGCCAGCCAGGCCGACCGGGCCGAGGCGCTACTGACCAAAGCCGAAGAGGATGGCCGCATCACCACCGCCCAGCGTACCTCCTTTGCCACCCTGTTCGACAAGGACTTCGAGGGTACGGCCGAAGTGCTGAAGGGGCTGCCGAAGCAGAAGAAGCTCAAGGACATCCCGGCCGGCGGTAAGGGCGGAGGCGATACCACTACGCTCAGTGAGGGCAAGTACAACGGCAAAACCTTCCGGGAGTGGGAGATCGAGGACGACGGTACGCTGGCCCGGCTCAAGAGCGAGGACGAGGAAACCTACAACGAGCTGTACAAGGAACAGTACGGCAGCTTTCCCACCAAGGGATAGCCGCCGCGGAAGAGAGAAAAGGCAGGCCGGAGGAACCTTCTTTTCAACCTTACAACCAAACCAACCGTGGCCGTTCAACAAGAAATCTGGGTCAATTCCATTATCGAGGAGCTCTACGACTCCAATCAGTTCCTCCGCTACATGGCGAATCGCTCGGAGTACGTCCGCGACGGTAAGATCATCCACAAGCCCCAGAGCGGCGGTGGCTCTGGAGTGGAGAAGAACCGCTCGGTCTTTCCCGCCGGCATCCGTACCCGTCTGGACACGGAGATCGCCGAAGTGATCGACGAGTACACCTCCAACCCGGTCAAGATCCCCCACGCCGACACGGTGGAGCTGAGCTACAACAAGCGCATGAGCGTCATCCGCGAGATGCTGGGCGAGCTGCTCGAGCAGGTCGGTAGTGATACCATTGCCGCCTCCGTCCGCGACTGCAAGGCCGGAAATAAGGTAGCGGCTACGGGAGATACCCGGCCGGCCACCGCACCCGGAGCTACCGGACCCCGTACCACGGTGATCGGTGACGACGTGCTGAAGTGCGCCAAGGTCCTGGACCTGCATAAGGTGCCCTCCCGGGGCCGGGTCATGCTGCTGGATACCCAGGACAAGCACGACCTGATGAGCGATGAAAAGCTGAAGTACGCCTTTCAGAAGACCATCGATCTGAAGACCGGCAAGATCGGCCAGCTCTACGGCTTCGACCTGATCGACCGCACGCTGGTGCTGCGGATGACCGCCGGCCTGGCTCCGAAGGATGCCTTTACGGCCAATGCGGCCGACGACACCAGCGGCAGCATCTTCTGGCAGGGCGACCACCTGGAGTACTACCCAGGTATGGTGCGCTTCTTCGAAAACCTCGGAGACCCCACCCTGTACGCTGATGTCTACTCGATGCTGCTGCGCTTCACCGGCGGGCCGAAGCGGGCCGACGGCAAGGGCTACGGTCTGCTCTACCGCGCCGCCGCCTAATTCAATCCTTTTTCAATCACCCTTCAACTCCTGCTTTCGTGAAGATCACCAGTGTATTCGAGGCCCATCCTGACGTCGACACGGTCTACCTGGTCGGTAGCCAGCCCTTCGTCAACCACAGCTACGCCCAGAACCACGCCCGGAGTACGGGAAAGACCGTGCAGATCTTCAAGCGGGACAAGGTGGAAGCTCAGGGCCGCGCCATCGAGGAAGCCCGCCAGCGTAGCGAAGCTCTCCGTAAGGACAAGGAAGCGAAGAAGGCCGACGAGCAGCGTCGCCTGCAGGCAGCCCGTGAGCGGGAAGCGCAGCTGAAGGAGCAGGAGCTCGCCGAAGCAGCCCGCCGGGAAGCTGAGGAGCAGGCCGAGCTCGAGGCACGGGCCGCCGCCGAAGCAGAAGCGGCCGCCGCCGCCGCAGCAGCAGCCGAGGCAGAGGCTACAGCCAGCGCACCTGCCACCGAAGAAGAGTAGTCACCCAACCGTAGTCATCACCCGCCCCGGCTTAGGGGCACCACACCGTCTTTCATGAAAAACCTTTTTTCCCTTCTCTCGCTCCTGTTCCTGCTGACCCTCAGCGGTGTGGGCAGTGAGCTCCGGGCGCAGGCCGACGAAGCGCTCACCGGCACCGAAATAACCGCCCTTCCCAGCGACGCTCCCGCTCCCGCTGGCATCACCTTGACCTTCGAGTCCAACGACGAGCTGAAGGCGTTCCTGGCCACCCCTGCTACCCCGGCGGGTACTATCACGGAGCAGGTAGCCATCCCGCAACCTGCCTACGCCATGCAGCTCGCCCCCGAGGACGGGCCGGATGAACCGGACGAGAGTCCCGAAAAGCTCACTGTCTGGGAATTCGTCAAACGCTACTGGGAGGAGATTGTCTTTGCCCTGATCCTCTTCATCGAGGTTATCGTCAACCTTACGCCCACCACCGTGGATGATGCCGGCTTCCGCTGGTTGCGCCGAATCTTCAACGCCATCATCCCGAACCGATCTAAGACTTCCGGGGTCCGCCACCCCGTGAAGTAAGACCTCTCTCCGGCGGCCCGGGTATCTGGCTGGTTTCGACCGGCTGGATACCCACCCCCGCGCACCGGCTCACTGGGAGCATTTGTAGTGGTTCGATTCCACCGGTACGCGCTAGGACATTTTCCACTAAGCTCAACCTCCTTTCAGTATGGCACTGCCCGGCGTAAACGTGAACCTTCAGAACGGTGCTCTACCGGGCAGCGCGGACGGCGACGACGGTCTGGGCTGTATCCTGCTGCAGGGACCCGCAGCGGCCAGCCTTGCGCTGCTCACTCCCCGCCTGATCAGCTCCCTCCAGGATGCGATCGACCTGGGACTGGACGCCGACTACGACGCGGCCGGCGAGGTGCATGTCTATCAGCACCTGCGTGACTTCTACGCCGAAGCCGGCGCCGGTCGCAGCGTCTGGATCATGTTGGTCTCCCAGGCCGTCACGATGGCCACCATGGTCGACGTCGTCGAGGAGGACTACGCCCGCCGCCTCCTGGACGCCGCTGGCGGGAAGGCGCGTTTCCTCATCGTTACCCGCAATCCCGCCGACGGCTACGCCCTGGCTACCGTCGATGACCACATCGATGCCGACGTGGTGTCCGCGATCGGCGCGGCTCAGGAGCTCGGTGAGTTCTACCTGAATGAATTCACCCCCTTCCGCACGATTCTGGAGGGCTACGGCTACGACGGAGATCACGGTGGTCTGGTCGACCTGAAGCAGCGCACCGATAACCGCGTTGGCATCGTCATCGGTAACACCAGGGCTGGGGCCAGCGCCGCCGTCGGTCTGGTGGCCGGCCGCCTGGCCTCCATCCCCGTACAGCGCAATCTCGGCCGCGTCCTGGACGGGCCGGTCCGCGCCGATGACATCTACCTGGGCACCGAGGAGTTCGGCCAGGTCTTCCGTACCGCCGCCACCATTCACGATCGGGGCTTCATCACCTTTCGCCAGCACCCCGGCAAGGCGGGCTTCTACATCAGTGACGATCCGGTGGCCACCAACGGGCAGGACGACTACCGCCGGTTGGCCTACGGTCGCACGATCGATAAGGCGCTGCGCATTGCCTACACGACCTATGCTGGCGAGATCCTTGACGAGGTGGAGGTCGACACCCGCGGCCGCATCGAGCCGGTCAAGGCGAAGTACTACCAGTCGCTGATCGAGCGCGCACTGAACCAGGCCATGACCGCCCAGGGCGAGATCCTCTCGGTTGCCGCCACGGTGGACCTGGAGCGCAACGTACTGGCCCTCGGGGTGGCCGTCGATCTGCGCATTCAGGTCTACGGATACGCCGATCCCATCACCATCAACCTCGGCTTCCTGCCGATCAACGCCTAAGCATGCCACTCTTTGACAGCCGGGAGTATTCCTGGAGCAACATCACGATCAACCTAGGCGGCAAGAAGCTGGGCGGCGTCCAGTCGGTCAAGTACAAGTACGGTACTGACAAGGAGCGGGTATTCGGCAGCGGCAATAAAGCCCGGGCCATCCAGTCGGGCAATACCGAGGTCGACGGCGAGGTGATCCTGCTCCAGAGCGAGTACGAGAAGATGGCCGCCGCCGCCCGCGTGGCGCTGGGCGATCCCCTGGCCAAGGTCACGGAGCTACCGGGTGTGGACATGGTGGTGGCCTACACCAACGGTGCCAAGATCACCACCGACGTCGTCTACGGGCTCAGCTTCACCGAGGTGGAAAAGGGGATGGCGCAGAACGATAAGTACATGAAGATCACCATGCCGTTTCTGGCACTGGACGTGAAGGAAAGCGCATAGGGTTTATAAGGGATTTACCAGGGCCGGTGGCTACGGCTGCCGGCCCTCTTTTTTTGCCACCAAATACGAGAGTAATGTCAAAAGTGACTGAAGAACAAATCGCCAGCTGGAAGAAGCAGCACGGCGAGGTATTCCAGCTGACCGGCCCCGATGGCCGCCAGGCCTACATCAGCAAGGCCACCCGCAAGGTGATCAGCCTGGCCCAGTTCAAGATGCAGGAATCGCCCATCTCCGCCGTGGAGGTGATCCTGGAAAACTGCTGGCTGGCCGGGGACGAAGAGCTGAAGGAGGATGATGGCTTTGTCCTGGGCGTGCAGCAGCACATCAACACCATCATCGAGACCAAAGAGGTCGAGGTAAAAAAGCTCTAGCCGACGCCCGGGGCGGCCCTGACGAGGACATCGTCGGCTACGTCAACGCCATGCTGCGCTACTACATGGGAGTGGCCGACCCCGACGCACTGGATGACCACACCTGGGCGCAACTATTCGCCCACCTAATCGAAATCAGAAAAGCCGAAGCACCGAAACGTTGAGCGGATTTACCTACACGATCGATCTTAAAGTACTGGGTGGCGCGGGCCTGACCCAGACTACCACCAAGGTGGATAAGTTCGAGCAGTCGGTACGCAAGACCAATAAGCTCATCGGCCGCACCGAAGCGGATACGCGAAGCTTTACCTCGACCGGGTCGGCGGGTTTCGATAAGGTAGGGCGTTCGGCCCTTGGCCTGGACAACAAGATCGGCAAGGTTCGCAGGTCAACCAACCAGGCCCGCGATCAAATGGATCGCTTCACCGGCAGCGGTCAGCGGGGCTTCATGCGACTCAACCGGGGGGCTACCAGGTTGATCGGGATTCTGGGCGGCGCTACGGCGGCCTTTTCGAGCGCCCGGGAGGCAGCCGACCTGGAGAGCATGGAAACGGCCCTCGACTTCGCTACCGCCGGGGAGGGGGCTAAGAACATGGAGTTCCTGGAACAGACGGCCGAGAGCCTGAAGCTCAGCATGCGTTCCAGCCTGCCGGCGTTCAAGAACTGGATGGGTGCGGTCCGCGGCACTTCCCTCGAGGGGCAGGAGGCGCGTAACACGTTCTACGCGGTGGCCGAGGCCTCCCGCGTCATGGGATTGAATGGCGAGCAGAATGCCGGCGTGTTCCTGGCCCTGGGACAGATGGCCAGCAAGGGCAAGGTTTCGGCCGAGGAACTGCGTCAGCAGCTGGGCGAGCGGTTACCGGGTGCACTCGGCATTGCCGCCCGGGCGATGGGGGTCACCCAGGCCGAGCTGAACAACATGATGGACAAGGGGGAGCTGTACAGCGATGTCTTTCTTCCCAAGTTCGCCCGGCAGCTGCATAAGGAATTTGCCGGCGGGGTGGAGGAAGCGCTGGGAACGGCCAACGCTAACTTCGCCGACTTCGATAATTCCGTCCTGGAACTGCAGCAGTCGCTCGGAGGCGGCTTGGTGCCGGTAGGTACCCGCCTGATCAACAATTTTCTCATTCCGGCCATGGACTGGCTGGGGCGGAATTCGGAGATACTGGTAGTGCTGGGATCGCTCTACGTCGGGGCGGCGGTGAAGACCGGCGTGTTCGCGGCTGCCCAGGCCTGGGCGGCTACCAGTGGCGGGGTGCTGACGCGGGTGATGCAACTGCTGAACGTCACCATGTCCCTCAACCCGGTCGGCATGGTCGTCATGGGTATTGCCGCCCTGACCACAGCCATGACCTTTGCCTGGAACGCCTCGGACGTTTGGCGCGGCCGACTTCAGGGCACCTGGGAAGCAATCAAGCAGACTGGCTTGGCTATCCTGAAGTGGCTGGTCTTACCGATGCGCGTAGCGGCTAAGCTGTTCACGGCTGCGCTCACCTTCGATGTGGGTGCGATGAAGAGCGCGCTAGGTGATGCTATGGGCCTGGTAGCTGACAATGTCAACGACTTCACCAGTATCGGCGAGAAGTACGGCGAGGGCTACGCTAAGGGGGTTGCGGACTTCAACGCTAAGGGGGAGCGGGCCGCTGCACCTACTGCCCTCGATGCTGCCTTCAGAGGAAGCGGGGGTGCGCCAGCGGCGAATAACGGCAAGTCAGAAGCGGCAGCCAAAGCGGACGCGAAAGTCCGCAGCGGGCTGAAGGGCATCAGCGGCGGCGGTAGCAAGAACATCACGATCAACATCGATAGCCTGGTCGAGACCCTGGCCATCCACGCCGCTACGGTGCAGGAGGGGACCGATGACCTGGTCGACCTGGTCGTGGCCAAACTCACCCAGGGCATTAACCAAGCTCAACAGATGCAGTAATGGCCACCACCTTCCAACTAGACCGCCTGTACTACGAGGCTTTCGGCGAGGAGCAGGGGGACGGCTTCGAGCTGCCCCAGCTGGAGGATAGCCAGGGGCAGTTCGTCGAGGTGCAGCGCCGCCTGGCCGCCGCCGACCTGCTCGGCCGCGCCCTGTTCCTGCCGGTTCGGCTCGGGGGGGTTGACCTGGCCAACGAACCCACGTTGCGCATTACCGGCCGCAAGGTGATTCAGAAGACCCGCCCGGTGGGCTCCCGCCGCAAGGGCTCGGTGAAGGAACTGATCAGCATCGACGACGATAGCATCACCATCCGCGGCATCATCGTCAACACCAAGAGTACCCGCGATTATCCGGAAGACGAAGTCCTAGCCCTGAAGGAGCTTATCGACCGCCCGGAGGCCCTGGCGATCGAGTGCGGACTCACCGAGCTGCTGGGCATCTACCGCCTGGTGATTGAAGACTGGGACCTGCCGGAGATACGGGGGTTTCAGCACGCCCAGGCCTACGAGCTGAAGTGCACCTCCGACGAAGACTGGAACCTCGAAATCGACTGATATGTACGTAATCGACATACAGGCCCGGATCGGAGGTAAGCGCTTTTTCCGCATCAACTCGCTCAGCGTGGAGTCCAGCCTGACCCAGATTGGCACCAAGGCTGAGCTAACCCTGCCGACCACCGCCCGCCTGACGCGGGCCGGTGAGTTTGTCTCCGAGGTGGAGACGGCCAAGGCCTTCCAGGTAGGGGACGAGGTGGAGGTCCTGGCCGGCTACGACGGTGATCTGCGGACTGAATTCAGGGGCTACGTCCGGCGCGTTTCCCCCACCATCCCCCTGAAGCTCGAGCTGGAGGATGGCGTATACCTACTGCGGCGCAAGAACGTGAAGCGCAGCTGGCGAAGCGTTACCCTGGCCGAGGTGATCACCTTCCTCCTGGAAGACACCGGCATCGAGGTGGTGGGAGAGATTCCCGGCATCACCTTCAGCCCCTTTTACCTGAAGAACGTCACGGCCGCTTACGCACTGCAGAAGCTGCGCGATCGCTACGCCCTGACCATCTACTTCCGCCTCGACGGAAAGCTCTACGTGGGGCTAATCGGCGGTACCGATCGCGTACGGGTGAAGTACCGCGTCGGCCGCAACGTCGTGGACCACCGCCTGGAGTGGCAGAGTAAGGACGATGTACGCCTGCGCGTCAAGGCCATCCTGATCCGGCGCGACGGTTCGCGCCTCGAGGAGGAGATCGGTAGCCCGGACGGAGAACTACGGACCCTCCACTTCTACGACCTCGCCGACGGGCAGACGCTGAAGCAGCGCGCCGAGGAGGAGCTACTGAAGTTCCAGCGCGACGGCTACAGCGGTAGCCTGACCGGGTGGCTCGTTCCCGAGTGCCGGATCGGCAATACCGTAGACCTGGCCGACGAGACCTGGGAGAACAACCGGGAAGGGGACTACCTGGCCGAAGGCGTGACCACCACCATCGATAGCGGCGGCGCACGACGGCGCGTAAAACTCGGACTGAAGCTGAACTGATGCAATTCGCCGACCACATAAAACGGATGATCGCCGACCGTATGGGGCCGGGCATCGTGACCGTCACCGTGACGGCCGTGGACGAGGCAGCCGCAACGTTCGACGCCGTCGACGTGGATGGCATCGAGCTTTACGACATTCGCCTACAGGCGGTAGTCGGGGGGGTTGATGGCCAGCTCGTCGTTCCGGCGTTAAAGTCCACGGTCACGATCGCGCCGCTGCGCTGGACGGAAACCGACTACGCGGTACTCAGCTACTCGCAGATCGCTAAGGTAGTCGTGCGACCCCAGGGCAGCAGCTACCTGGAGATGGATGAGCTGAAGGTAGCGATCGGCGATCAGGTCGAACTGGGCGGCGGAGCGCAGGAGCCGGCTCCCCGGGGGACCTCGTTGAACGCCAATTTAACCCAGCTGAACGCCAACCTGACGGTCCTCAATGCCAATCTCACGGCCTTTGCCAGCGCCCAGGCAAATGTGGCCGCTTCCGGGCCACTTGCTCCGCTTGCACCTGCGTACACCGTCCTGATTGCATCCCTGCAGTCCCTACAGGCTAACCTGACGGCCTGGAACAGTCAGCTTTCCAATCACCTCTCCCAAAAAGTCACCCTGGCATGATCGATGTACTTCTTTCCGCCGCCGGCGATCTCGAGATCATGAACGGCGACCTGGTCATGGGTCGGTCTGATTTGCAGCACCAGCGGCTCCTCCTCTTCACCGATAAGGGGGAGCTAAGGCAGTACCCGACCGCGGGGGTAGGCCTGCGCACCTACCTGCTCGATGAGGTGCGCAGCGCCACCATCACCGCGGCGGTGAAGCGTGGCTTTGAGGCGGACGGGATGAAGGTGCGCCGGGTACGGGTGCGCAACCGGGCGATCGAAACGGATGCAAGCTATGAGTGAGGCAACGGTACAAAAGGGTCAGTGTATGCTCGATCTGGCGATCCAGTATTTGGGCAGCGCGGAAGGGGTATTCGCGCTGGCGCAGCTAAACGGGCTGGCGGTTACTGACCGGCCGGCAGCTGGATCTACGGTCCTGCTTCCGGAAGTGGTGGACCGCAGGACGCGCCAGCAGTACGTAGAGCGGGGCTACGAGCCGGCGGTCGGCGTCGAAACTGAAGACGGCCAGGGCATCGGCTACTGGACTATCGGAGAAAACTTCATCGTATCGTAATGGCTCGGACAATCGCAGAGATCCAGGAGGCCATGGTGGCCGACATTCGCAGCCGCGAGGGGCTGGAGGGGCTTACGAGTACTTCCTCAACGGCCCTCTACGTGCTGATCACCTACGTGGTGGCCGCAGCGATCGCTGCGGGGGAGAATATTCAGGACCTAGCTCGCCGGCAGTTGCGGGAGGATCTTGCAAGGCTGAAACCACACAGCCTTCGCTGGTACAAGGAGATTGCCCTGGCCTACCGCAAGGGGGTGGCGATCGACGACGCCACGGCCAGCTACCCCGAACCCACCGACAGCGACAACCTGGTCATTCAGCGCGTCGTTCTGCACGCCAGCGTACGCGCTGCCGGCAGCGTACTGCAAATACGGGTAGCCAAGAAGTACATCGATCCCCTGAGTGTGCCGGAGCTGAACGCCTTTCGCAGCTACCTGGAGGAGGTGAAGGATGCCGGGGTGGAGCTGGAGGTCAGCAGTCGCCCGGCGGACCGCCTACGGGCTACGTTGGACGTCTACTACGATCCCCAGGTCCTCGATGGTGCCGGTAGACGGCTCGACGGCACAAAGGACATAGTGGTCGCCTCGGCAGTAATCGACTACACCGAGAACCTGGCCATCGACGGTCGCTTCACCCGCACCGGCCTGGTCGACCGCCTGCAGCAGGCCGAGGGGGTACAGCTGATCACCATTCGTACCCTGGAGATCGCCCCCGACGGGGAAGCCTACGTTGGCGCCTCCGAGATCTACGAGCCGGCCAGCGGCTTCGTGCGACTGTACTCCCGCTCTGACCTGACCGTGAACTACATCCCCCTCAGCAATGGATAGTGTCTACGACATCGACTTTCGCCGCCTGGTGAGGGACCTAGTGCCGGCGGTACTCCGGAAGGAGCGCCTACTGGCGTTCCTGGACGCGCTCGTGAAGCCCGTACAGAGCCTGCACGCGACGTTCCTGCGGGCGCGTACCGCAGTGTACGCGGAGCTGCCGATCACGCCGCAGGTCTGTGTATTGCGGTACCACTTGAACGAGCGCTGGGACCGTCTGCTGCGGCGCATCCGGATCCTCGATGGCCAGGATGGGGAAGGCCCGCGGCTCTATACCGAAGCCGAGGGCAATCCCCTCTTCCTGCCCCTCACCCTCGAAGCCTCCCGGGTCGACTTCCTGGTGGAGGTACCTACCGAGCTGCGGGGCTACTCACGAGTCATCAGGGCCTTCCTCGATCGCCACAAGCTCCCCACCAAGAGCTATACAATCTCCTACGTATGAAGCGCATAGACTTCCTCACCAGCCCCTCGGGGTTCCGAGTCCACGCGGACAAGGTCTTCCACTACATGCAGCAGACCTACCAGGAGGGCATGAAGGCCTTGGCAAACCTTGCAGGACCCAACTGCATCGTATCGGGCTGTATCGTGTCTGGACAGGCGGTAGGACCCGGCTGGCTGCACCTCAACGGGGAGCTGGTGCGCTTCGTCGGTGGCTCGCTGGCCACCTCTACACGCATCCAGATCACGGAGACCGCCATTTCGGCCGAGAACGCCAATGGGCAGCCGGTGGACCGCTACTTCGACCGGACGGCTACATTGGCTGTCTCCGGAACGACCGAATTCACCAACCTTCGCCGGGCGGGGGACCTGCTGTCGCTGCAGCAGCGGGCGGCCAGCCTGGTCAATTTTGAGCCGGCCGTAATCGTGTCGGGCTGCACGGTGTCCGGCGTGACCGGCAAC